CTCGGAGCCGATTGTGATCCCGTCGGGGCCCGGAGGCTTTTAACGGTTACACGTTGAGAGACTCCCTGCCTCACCGGTGGGTGAATCGCAGAGAGTTTTCGTGGGTATGCGAAGTCTCTTAATCATCGTCTGAGTCCTCCTCAGAGGCCTCTTCGGAGATGAGTACCTTCGCCCTATCTAATAGGAATTCGTGTTCCCTTTCGCTACATAAGCGGCGGGGGAACATGAGTTCCTTCATACTACGTGATTGAGGATCTACCAACGATTGCCCTAAAGGCTTTCGTTCTAGATTCTCTTCCTTGATATCTTTGGTCCAGGGGATTCCTATCGTTTCGAAATGAACTCCTGCGCCTTTGGTAATAAACTTAGCAACGAAAGATTCCGTAGAACCTTTGTCCTGAAGGACACAAGCGTCATAGGGATAGCCATAGGCATCCTCTAGGGTTTCTTCAAAATAATCATCGTATGATACCCCTGGACGATTCTCTTCTAACCAAGAATTCGTCTGGAGGTAGTGATAAACACTCATCCGCCAAATCATCTTTCTCGGATTTTTATTGCGAGCAAGACGATATAGGCGTATGTCATCTGTTATTATAATGTAGATAGCAACTTCATTATCTGCAATTTGCTGGATAATGATGTCGTCATCTTCTAGAACATCACTGGGCGGTGTCGCCGGAATCCCTTCGAGACCGGCGTATCGACCAATAAACCACTGGTATAGTTCTTGACCCTTCTTCTCATATGGAGAACCAGGTTTGAGTCTCTTACCGAATTTTTTGATCAGCGGGAACTCACTATCTACTGTCAAGGGATTACCCTTTTCTAGCTGTGAGACCGCGTTTGCGGCATAGAGATCCTCGCACCGTTGTCTTTTGATACGGTAAGGGGCATCCCTAAAATTCTTAACAAAGGTCGACACGATCTCCCTTTCTCTTTCTGGAGATGGGGAGGGAATGTCGTCCAATTCTTCTCGTACCTTCTCGAACAGATCTCTTCTTGTGTCAGAAGTGAGCTGCTCGAGTCGTTCTTGGAAAAGGTAGTATTTGGCAAGCTTTGACTCTGGTACTAAGTACCCTAGTGTCACGAGCTTCTCAAGTACGCCAAAAGGCCATCGGTCCCACTCGTATGAGTGGACCATGATCTTTTGCCTTATAGGATCATCTAGCGGTATTTCGTAGGTCTCCACATACATTTCATTGTTGAAATGTTTGTCAGACTTCAGGGTCCCCTTATAACGGGTGACCCCCGATCTACCTGGATTGTTGAGTTCCTCCATGGCTACAAGATAATATTTCTTATGCCATGGTCGAACTCTTTTAAAGAGGTTCATGTAAGAATCAACAGACCACCAAGGTGTCGGTTTACCGACCCCCGCCACCTGCCTAGGCAGGTATAGGGGCTTTTGATTGTTTACAAGATCTAAGCAAACGTCCTGGAAACCACTTGCGATCGCGTTGATCGTTGGGTGGGGTCCAGGCTCCCTCGATTTGAAGTACTCTCCATCATGACCCAACATTGTGGCTTTGCCAGAAGGGTCAGATGAAAAGTCTTCTCTATCTTTTTCTGTTGCGATAACTATTCTTAGTTTAACTATGTCTAGATATGGCAACAATAATGAATTTTGAAACCTATTTCCCCATTGACATGTGTTAACATGTGAAACAGGGAGATAAAAGTATTCCTCGCAGTAGGTTCCCCATGTTCGAGATAAACTCTCGTCCATAGGTGACCTCTCATATCCAAGCATCATTGATGCCTCCATGTGTGCTAGTGCATACTCGGAATTATCAGTGATTACGATTGTGTCGTCCCCGTTCCCTTCCTCTATGGCAAGGGCACCCGTTTTTAGGGTGGCATACCTATCACAGATAGGATGCGCGAGAGATAGACAAGTTTTAGTAAGCGGGTCCCCCATAGGAATTCCATTAACAAGAGTTCCTACGGGTTTCCCTCCATAATATAAGGTCTTCTCACCGAGCCAGTAGCTTAGTACATAAGCTAATGACTCGTCGTCCAGGCCGCACTTCCGGAGCAATCGCCCCACGACGTCCCTACCCATTGCATGAGTAGGTGCATCTGTGGCTTTTGCCCAATCAGTGGAGAACAGGAAGGCCCCCAACTTCAGAATGAAGTTGTAGGGGCTTCCTGGACCAAACCAAATCTTTTCTATGAAGCGGTATCCCAGCCTTCCAGCTTGGAGACCGCTCCTTAGATTGGAGATCGTCTTGATGAGATGGATTGTGATGTGGCTGAATGGCTGCAACATAATATCCTTCCAGAATGAACCAGAAGTCACTACGCGTGCCTTGCCGTTTTCACGCACCGCCGCAACATTGACTGCTAATGCTTGATCGGGATCCTTGTCTAGCTTCTCTTTAGCGAGAGGCCAGAGAAGGTTCCCTAATGTTCCTGGTATACCCTCAGAGAGTGGTGGGATCGTGATGTCAAGATCGCGAACCAGCTCTTTGAGGTAACCAAATTTACCTTCATTTCGACGAGGACTTTCGCGGCATGCGGCAGTGCTCATCGAGATTTTAAACTCAGGATTTAGGCCTAGACGGATCTCACTCGCTAGTTCGCTTGTGACATCATCTATGGCCTGGGTCAACAATTCGTTGGGTCGGTATTCCCTCCTAACTGTAACGTTAGAGAGGAATTCGTCAATGGACTCTTTGACCTGTCCCGGTCCGGCAAGGCCGGTGGCACGTGTCTGGGAGACCATAGCGACCCTAAACATCTTTGATTTGCTAGTCCTTTTCTTATACTCATTGAGTATCTGAATCGGTCTAACGAAGTATGACATATCGCGGAGCTCGTCCAGATTGACTGGTACGTCTTTCTGGTTGAGCCCTGCCCACTTAATTGATTTCCGTAACTTCTTCAGTTTCCTTTGGAACCTGTCGTAGTTGTGGAAGCAGTTCATGATTACCGATGAAGTGATCCGGTCTGAGAGGGTGTAACCCCCCTCACTCAGGAATAACTCCGGAAAAGAAAAGATAAGGCTTGTTAGTACACCGTCTGTAGTGTTCAACACGTCTTTAAGACGCATTCGTCCCTTAATGGTACCAACCAGTCGTTTGACGTGGTTGCGACCAGAGACGGGTAGACGCTTGTACCAGTGTGTTCTTGTCCGAATCGTTCCTAGGAACGCGGAAGGACTGCAGCGGTACGGATTAATTCGATGTCCTAGTGGATCCCTTAAAGCAGGGGACCACAAGGAATCATAGTCATAGTCCCAGGAAAAGGGAACCGACGGTTCCCCTTTTCTGGTACAACGGACGAGGATCTTAAGGATTTGCTCCCACTCGTAAGTGAGGAGCTCACCCTTGCGATCCTCTGCATTTCTGCTTATCGGCTCCTTCAAGTTAGAAGTTAGAGGTAAGCATCTTTGAGAGAACGTGGTCATTCAAGCGATTGAATTACTACAAGTATCAACCTAACAGAAATCCCAC